TTAGAGTACCAGCAAAAGTATTACCAGTATCATCAACGTTTAGTGAGTTGTTAAGAGCAGGAGCATAATCTAATATGCCAGCCATTTGTAAAGCAGAAGCAACGTCTGAAGAACAGATAAGAATGTTACCTTTTCCTCTTCTTGTTTCTTGTGCGATTACGTTAGCATCTCTCTCAACTTGGAACATTAAACCTTTGAATTTTTCTACTGACCATCTTCCGTTGGAATCAGTATCTAAATCAAAAGTACCTGATGTAGTTGTATTTGTGTTAGCACCTTTTTTCGCTTTTTCGTAAATTGTTCTAACTACTTCCCTGTTGATCTCTCCTAGGATTTCAGCAGATAGTATGTTAGCCAATTCAGTTTCAGCGTCTAAACCGTGGATTGCTTTTAAGTCCTGAGCAAGTTCCATTGTGTATTCTGCTTTTAACTGTCTAGTTGTAACAGTAGACTTCTCAATACTGAAAGCCATCTCAGCGAAAGATGAACTTGCTTCAGCAGTTGCTGTCGCAATACCAGTACCAGTTGTTACACTAGTTGTAGTATCGTTCATTAACCCTGGATTTAGTGAAGCAGACATTGTACCAGTTCCAGAGAAATCTGAATCAGGTTCGTTGAATAATGCTTCTGTGCCTGAGTTTGAAGTAAATCTGGACTTCATAGCAAAGATTAGTCCTGTTGGACCAGTCATTGGTTGAACGCCACAGATGTCGTATGCGATTAAGTTAGGCATAGCACGTCTAACTAATGAGATTAGGATTGGATCCCAGTTTGCTACAGCGGCATCACCCGTAATGTTCGCAATCTCACCTAGAAACGCTTTGTCTTCTTTAGCCGCTTTTTCTTGGTTTTCCAAGATAACAGCAGTTACCGCTCTTTTGTAAGGGTTATCTATTTTTGGTAGATCCGCATGTTCTAAGACCGGAGACCACTTTTCTTGTAAGTTTTGTGAATTAAACATTTTGTTTATCTCTCCTTATTTTAGTTTCTTCCGTAGATATCTCTACTTTTTCCCCTACTAATAGCAGCCGTATAACGTGCCATGCTAGATGACATATCCGTTACTGTGTTACCATCGTTGGAATCTTCGTTGATAGTATCAACATTCTCAGTTGCTGGTGCTTCTTTCTTTGTACCAAAGTAACTATCTTTAATTGTGTCTAGTTTCTTTTTGTACTCGTCAGCGCCTTCGTATGAGATGTCTTCTACTAATGATTTCATCTTTTCTTTTTCTGTATCTGCTAAACCATCTACAGTTTCTTCAAAGATTTCATCTTTAGTATAACCATCGATAACTTTTTTATCTTCAATAGATTTTTCAGTCATTTCATTAACTTTACTTTTGAGTTCTTCTAGTTCTTTCTCTTTTGCTTCCAGAACGTCATACTTCTCTTCAGGTACGTCAATGTAATGATCTTCAAATAATTGTTTTAAGCCACCAATAAAGTCTTCAGCGATTTCGCCTTTGATACCTTTTTCGATTGCTAATTCATTATCTGCCATCCATTGTTCAACAACATAGTTTAGGTAATTATCAACTTTAGTTGTTAGTTCACCTTTTACTTCTTCTTTTGCTTCTGCTAATTCATTTGAGTATTCACCCTCTAATCTTTCGATTTCAGATTTTACTTTTGATTTAACAGCCGCTTCAAAGATTGTTGCCGCTTTAGACTTAAATTCTTCTGATAAAGAACTGTCGCCAGATACAAGAGCATCAACGTCAGCAGATACGTCAATAGATTTAACTCTATGTTCTACTGCTTCTTTTTTCTCTTTATCATCTTTCTCATCTTCTTTATCGTGCATGCCTTCTTTTTTCTCATCATCTTCGCCGTTCATAGCGTTCATCATTTTGTGATAAGAAGCCGCGATTTCTGATTTTTTCTTTTTATTCATCATATCATACATCGCTTGGATCATGCCAGATTTAGTTTTTGGCATTTCATGCTCTTTTTCAGACATTTCTTTTTCGTCTTCGTCTTCTTTTTCGTCACCGTCATGTGCCGCTTCAGCCTTCATATGCTTGTCTGCTTGAAGTTTCTTCATTGGTTCTGATGGTGTAGCACCTTTCGTAGGAGCAGAAGCGTCTTTTTTGATTTTCTCTTTAGTTTTATCTTGCCCAGGATTATCACTTGGGGAAGTTACTGCTGGACCTAAATCTTCAAAGTCGCCCGCTTTTTGCATTGGTTCTGCTTTTCCGCTACCTTTAGTAGGTGCGTCATGCTGAGCCTCAACAACTCCCTCAGGAGCCTCAGAAACGATATTTTCGTTTTTGATTTCTTCAGCCATTTTTATATTCTCTCCTTATTATTTCGAAATAAAATTTGCGTATAACTATTTATTATTTTACTAATTTCTTCATAAAGTTTTCAAAGGCATGCGCCTCTGCTTTTGCTTTACGTTGTCTAGTTTCACGCTCTAACTGTTCTTGTATTTCAGAAACATCTTGTTCCTTGATAATACCATTGTCCCAAACCCATTCTTTGCCTTCCATAACACCGTTTACGAATGCCTGTGGCGCAGATGGATCTGCCACAATGTCGGCCGCAGTTGCTAGATAAAAATCGCTTTTTACATAGTTTGTGCCGCCTCTATTCTCCAAAGAACCCATGCCCCTGGACGAAACTCCTAATTGTGCGCCTTCATCTATAAGACTTTTGACAATCTTACCGTAAGGCGTATCTGTGATTTTTGCTTCACCAATGTAATTACCTTTGCCATCGCCTTCTAATTTAGTAATTAAGTGTGATACTCTCTCTAAATTTACAGTAGGTCCATCTGGGTGCCCTAGTTCTCCAAAAGCACGTTTTCTGTCGATGAACTCTTTATTGTAGCGATTGACTTCTTTTTCTAAAACTTCTTGTGGGTATACACGGCCATTTCTATTTTTGATGTTGGCTTGCATGAAGATACCCTTAATTTTATGAGACTTTTTACCATTATCTTCTTCGATAATGTATTGTGCCTCATTTATTTCTTCTCTAATTAGTTTCATGTTGCGTATGTTCCCCTTTAGTTCTATTTATCTTACCTGACTTCTAAAATCACTGAATAACTGTCACCATTCACAAAGTTATGTGTTGAGAATAGTATGTCACCAGTTGGTGTAGAAGCATTGTTGGCAATCTGTATTGCTGGTGTCTGTAAATCTATAGTGCCAGTGCCAGATAGAAAGAGTGCGGTTGCGTTAGTGTCACCCTCAAATAGTATCTCTACTGCCCCTTTCGGGTCTGTAGTATTAACACTATAGATAACTCTCGCAATCTTTGTAGAGGTTGACAAGTGGTTCAAAGACGCACTTGTCATTTTCTCTACTAAACTTTCACCTGTACCGTCAGATTTGTTGGTAAATTTCATTACCGTCTTACTTCCAGCAACGTCTGTAATGGTTTGACTAGTTACAGTATCAGCCATTATCTAGTTTGTCCTGATTGATTGTAGCCTTTTGCTTTAACTACTTCAATAATAAAAGTGCCTGTTACAGCACTTGAGTTGGTTATTTTAATATCACCAGTAACACCAGAACTCTCTGGGTTTGTGATCAATGGTTGTTTACCATGAAAACCAAACTCACCAGAACCGTGTACTGATATTGCGTGATCGTCTGATGAAGCATC